AAGGTTTGCATGCGTGTCGGGAGCAATCTCATCTTCCTGTGAGATAATATCATTGGCTGCGGAAACCGCTTCATCAACGGTTGCAGCCCCGGTAACAGATTCAATGCCTGCCTCCGGTATCACCTCGCGCTGGATATCGCCAAGCTTCTTCTCCGGCTTATGCAGCGATCCACCAACACCGCCCATTGCAGCGCCGCCAACCGCGCCAAGCGCGGCACTGTCCCAAATGTTGCGCCACCCCGATTCAGTGAATGGATCGTTACCCTTGCCATACTCTTCAAAGATTGTTTGCCCGAACTCGGTTGCACCTTCTGCAATGGCTGTGCCTGTACCTGCAACAGCGCCGCGGGAAAGCATGCCGGTCGCTCCGGTAGCGTTTGTGAGCCCGTTGACGATCTTGGATTTACCAAGCATGACATCGAGGCCAAGCTTATCCCCGACAAACTCAAGCGTGCCGGCAGCCAGCGTGAAACCAAACGCGCGGCCAAGGTCGGCACCAGACAATTCCTTGCCGGTCCTCTTCGCCTCGGAAACCATGTCGCCAAAGATTTCCCCGCCTTCCATGCCATAAGCCTGCGCGCCAACAACGGCAGTCTGCCCGATCTTGGTTGATACGTTTGCGGTCGCCGCCTTGGCAAGCTTCTCTGCGCCAAAAGTCTCTGCCGCTTTGGCAAGTTCAACCTGCGTGAGTTTCCTTCCGGCCTGCTGCTCAAGAATGCGTGCTGATTCCTTGGCAACCATCCCGCCTGCGATCTTCGCCGCACCGACTCCTGCAGCCTTTGCGGCCACACCACCGACACCAGCCGTAGCAAGCAACTGCACAGCCTGACCACCGGCATACCCAAGCCCGTATTGCAGCCAGTCAACAAGTGCACCCAGGTCGCCTTTCTTTGCGCGGTCGTATGATGTGGTGAATGAATCGGTTTCCTTGGAGTTGGCTTCTACCTTATCGCCCCACTCCTGATACCCCTCTATACCATGCTGCTTGATTGCCGTGGATACACCACCCTCGCCAAACACCTTTTCACCGATCGCGCCAGCGCCAGCCTCAAGGCCATGCGCCAACTGCGGAACCTGCAACATGGAGTTCTTCGCGCCGCGGTAAAAATCACCGTGTTCATCTTCCTTTGCTGGTTCAACATACCCGGCATCAGCAAGGAACTTGTCGGAAGGTACATCGGGAAAATCGCGCTGGCGCACATACTCCAACACATTCTTGTCGCTGATCCCTGAAAACTCAGGGTGATTCTGCCGGATTGTGTCGATAGTCGGGATTGGCTTTGCATTGATCTTCGACTTGAAAGTAGACTCAACCTCTGCCGGATCCGCATCTGGAAAAGAAGGAAGCACAACTTTCTGCAAGAAGTAGTCGGCTGCGGCTGCCTTGCCTTCATCGTCCAAGCCTTTGTAGTAGTCGCTATTCTCGATGGCGGACCATGATTTAGGCATGGGTTACTTCTCCTGAATTAGTGGGTTCTTGTCACTCTTCCGAACTCCAAAGTCCTGCTGACCGATAATACTGTCAAGCATGGCAGGGTCAAACTTTGAACGGCTTCTGTCGGCCTTCTTCTTGCCACCTTTGCCAATGGATGAAAGTTCTTCCGCGATGGCGTTCATCATCTTTTCGGCATTCTTCTGGCGCTCAAGCGCAGTCATAAGCTGCATGTTCGCCTGCTGATTGTCTGGCTCGGTCTGGAGCGTTACGCGCAGCGCCTTGATGTCGTCGGTCGATTTGTTGAACAGGTCGCGGTACACATTGGCCTGGGCGGTAAGCGTTGCCCTTTCCTCGCGCAGCCCTGCAGCAGATCGCGTCTTGTCGGCTTCGCTGGAGGTGAAGTCCTGCGTTTTCTCCAGTGTGCTATCGGAATGCTCAAACCCTGCCTGCTGTGAAGCATCAGCATGTCCAAACGTCCTGTCCTGCATGTTCTCTGCATGCGTATAGCCTTCCTGACGAACACCCTTCTGATACCCGCGCTCATCCGCCCGGTCTGCCAGTGTTTCGGATCGTGAAGTCTTGTGATCGGCAAGCAGTTCGCCGCGGTCGCGCTCATGCCTCCGCTGCTCCATTTGCGCCTCAATTTCTGCGCGGGCTTTGTCCATATCAAGCTCAGCCTGATTTTCAGTATCCTTGTTCACCGCATCGGTGTATCCCTTAACACCTCCTGCTGCCAATACTCCAAGCATTCCGGCCATGATTAACCCCCCGATGCAAGCATGCCGGTTCCGGCCTGCTGTGCTGGCTTTGGTTCCTGCGCCTGCTTCCTGAAATTAGGATCGAGTTGCGCTTGAATCGACGCAACAAACATATGCACTGCCTCGGCAAACACATCATCCGTGATCGGCGCAAGCTTGGTGTCATGCACGAACTTGCTGGCCTTGGCTAAAAGAATGATACCCGAAGGGATGATTGCCTGCCCCGGCATTGTCTGCTTGCTCTCGCGGTACAGCATAAGCATCAGATTGGTTGTACCGGCTCCAAGTTCATCCTCAAGCGGCACCTGATCGTTCGGCCTGATGCTGTCGAATATCTCGGCATGCGTCTGCTTGGAAAACAGAACCTTCATCCCGGCGACAACGACGCGCTGAATGGCCGACTTAAACTCTCCGGACTCTTCCAGCATGTGCTTTTCGATCAGGTCGGGGTCGATGGTAAATGCATCGGCCCGTTCCGGCGCGGCCTGTTCCATAGTCGGTTGAACGCTTGACTGCTGCACCCGGGTCTTGGCTGCTGCGCGCTTCTTTCTCTGCCTGCGCTTACTCATACCGTTCTCCTTTGTGCCAGTGGATTGTACGGCACGTTATGCGCATTCTGATATCCGGCAGAGTCAATGCCCACCGTAGGCGTTGCATTGGCTGCATCCAGTTTCATGTTCACAATCTGCTGATTCTGGTTTAACTGAGCCATCGAAACATCCTTTGCTGCCTGCGTTTCCTTGTTCTTCATGTAGGCTTCGGCCATGCCACCGGCAACGTTCACCAGTTTGTCGTACTTGGCGATCTTATCCATCGTGGATGCAAACGTACTACCCTGTGTGGCTGCAGGACTGTTGATTGCAGTGGTTGCACTCGCCAGCGGTGCGCCAACTGCGTCCGTTGCCGGCTTTGCAGTACCGGCAGCAAAGTTTCCAATCGCATCAACGCCCTTATCGAGCATTGAGGTGGAGCCCTGCGCCGGGGCGGCGGCGCTATCAAGCACGCCCGATGCCGAGTTTGCTACGCCTGCCGATGTCTGCGTTGTGTTTCCGATAAAGCCACCACCGGAAAGGACCTTTGTCGGATCTCCAAGCGTGCCGTTCAGTCCACCCACAACACCACCGCCCAACCCGACAAGTCCGCCAACCTTCGTAAGTTTCTTGTTCCCGGTTGCCGCGCCAACCACAGACATTGCACCGCCTGCAATGGCGGCACCCGCTGCGAGTGTCCCGATGATTCCGGCACCTGCCGCTATGGCGGAAACACCGGATGCAATGCCTGCCACGCCTGCGACGATTGCTATTGCTGGCATATATCCTCCCTGGAAATACCCAACATGATCTGATCGAGTAATTCACCGTTCTTTTTGAATGACTTTTCGTTTACTCCAAACTGCTTCATCCCTGCGCGCTCGGCCAGCCTTAGTGCAAGCCTGTTGTTGTCAGGGACGTTTGTAATCAACCGCTCGCATGGAGTGTTCTCGAAAATCCATTTGATAACATCCTTGGCAAGCATGGTTGCAAGCCCTTTGCCGGATTCGAGCAGGCATGTATGCACCTCGAACGTGATTGCATTGTGCGGGTGAAGCATGAACACGCCATGTCCAGCCGCATCAATCCAGACTACCGGCTCCATCGGCGGGAAATACAGGTCAGGATCACCGGCACCATCATCGGTACATGCATCCCAAACGTGCGGCGATGTCACGCACTTGACGATGTACTCCTGATCGAATGTCCTTTCCATTCCCATGTTACACCGCGAAATTCAGTGTTGCGCCAAGATTAAGCTGCGCAATCGAGCCGGCCATATTCATACCGGCCTTGAGCATGCGAACCTGTTGATTGATTGCGTTCTGCTTCGCGGCGGCACTCATGGTTGAGTCGCGCTGGATGTTGTCGATCGCCGCCATGGAGGAAGAAAACAGCCCGTTTGCCGTGGCGCTTGCCTGCATGTCGTTGTTATATGCAGCCTGAATACCGGCGAGCTCAACCTTGTTCGCCTGGTCAAGACTGTTGATAATGATGGCATTGCTCTGCTGCGCATTGAACTTCGATGTATCGGCATCGATTTGCGCCTGCGTCGTCGCCATAGCGTTTTCCTGCTGCGCGCTGAACTGCTCGGCCTGCAACTTGTCAGAAGTGTTCTTCATTTCCATGGTGTTCGCGGCATTGGCGTTGCTTAATTCTGTCTGCTGCAACATCCCGGCATTCTGAACCTTCATATTGTTGTCTGCCGCCATGTTGTTCTGCTGGATACCGTTGAAGGAAGCGGCATCGGCATTGGCAATCGGAACTGCAGCATCAAGCACCGCAGTTTCTCCTGCGCCGACCGCCATGCTGGAATTGCCCAAACCCCTGTTATTTGCGGCGATACGGGCCTTTGCCGCAGCTCTCTGCATAAGCGGGGAGTTCTGGTCGATCAGCGTTGCCGTGCGCCCTGCCACCGTACCCAACTGCTGATCCTGCTGTACCTGCGTGGCTGGCCCTGCGTTCGCGGCGGTCGCCATTGTCGCGGTCCCGGTGGGTGCCGTAATCGTTTTCGGAGTAGCCAGTATTCCGGGTTGAGCAAGGGTTGCTGTAGCCATGTTAATTACCTCATTCCCCGCCGCAAAGTATAATGGAGCGTTGCAGCATCAATAGTAAATGATTCCGTGTAGTTTGTGCCAGACTTGAACGTTAAAGACACGTTGCAGGCATCGCCTTCCATCTCGCACTCTCTCGGTGTTAAGTCCTGACCATCCCACACGAACGCATCCCAGGTGAAGGCATCCCATTGCATGCGGGAAACGTTCGACACATAAGCCTGCGTTCCGTTATGTGCAATCTCGCTGGCCCCATATCCAAGGGTATATGAGAAATCAATGCTCTTGTACCCGCCGCCTGAGATATTAACAGCACACTTGGAGTACGATTTGATGATGCGCGATGATCGTGTGTGGTTGAAAACCAGCGACACATAGCCATCAATGGCCGCGCCGTCAAAGGACGTTCCTTTCTCCATGTGCATCACATAGCCATCAGTGGTACACATGAATGATGCCTCTTCCCCATCGGAATACTTCCCGGCAAAGCATTGATATGCCGTGTTCGGCATTGCCATCGGTGCAGATCCGACAAGCTTACCGTTGACGATGGTGATAAACAGCGCGTCGCCATCAGTGAAAAACAACCTGTACTGGCTCTTTGGCCGGTCCACAATGGAACAGGAAGCGCGAGTTCGCTTCTCCTTGATGTACTTCTGGACGTTGTTGGTGATGGTGGATGATGCGAAGTTGCCGAATGCCTGGGTCGCCTGCAAGGAAACAACACCGCTACTGTCCATCATATAGGCATCGGCCATGTTCGCCATGGTGTGATCGATCGCGCCGCCGCCGTCCTCAAAAGGAATCAGGTCGAAGTTTGTTGCATCAGTACCGTACAGAATCATTGTATCGGTCTGCGATGCGGCCAGAACAGACATATTCCCGCTGGCACCGCGCAAAACAATAAGCCCTGTCAGCGTGTTCCCGGTTGCGATCTCCCATGCTCCATTTGCTGCTGACCAGTCATAAGGAAGAAGCGGGGAGCATCCGGTCAGCGACGATCCAATGGTGAACATCAGATACCCGCGCGCCACCCTTACATGCTTGGGAGTATCTACGGTGAAACCTGTGTTGATCGGAACGAGCGTTGTTCCGTCGAACTCAAAACCGCGATTGATACCATCGCAGCCATAAACCCGCCTGGTCGAAGCGGATCCGGTAAAGTTACCTATCACACACTCAAACTTTCCGCCAGTAGCAAGGGTGATTGCAGTCTCGACACCGGATAGCGTAATCGTTGTCGAAGCGCCGGCAGTCGCCGCACCCGACGCAAAGTTGCCTCCGGATGGCGTGGTTACAATAAACCGCCCTGCTGCTGTACCGCCAAGCCAAGCGCCAGACTCCAGCGCTACCCGTTGAATGGTCGCCGTAACACCACCCTGCGTGAGTGTGTCGCCATCTGCAGGCTGATTCGTTCCGGCTGTGAAATATACCTCATTGAAGAATGGAACCTGCACCCATCCGGCAGCACTCGACTTGTAAAGACCAACTGCCGTTCCACCAGCGTTTGCCCGGAAAGCGTAGGTTACATCCCCATACAAAACGCCGCCAAGACATGATCCACTGCCCGGCACCGCCGTTATGTCTGCGCGGCAACTGTCCGCGGCTGCTGCTGTATAGATAACGTGATTGAGTGCGGACACCGCCGCCGTAGGAACAACAGTTGTTCCGATAAGAGTTGCACCAACAGAAATCGTTTCGCCGGTAGTGAATGCGCCCACAAGCTTTGTGTATGCAACATAATCAGCACCAACAGCCAGCACAACACCTGTGGCTCCTGACGTACCGCCTGTGATCGTATCTCCGGCAACAGGGGTATTGGTAAACGCATCCACATATACAAGGCGATAAACAGCATCAGACGGCTTTGCCTGTCCGTCATAACGCTCATACCCAAGGATGCGCGTGTACCCGCCATTGGTTGCGCATTCGTAGTTGAGACCTGCGCTGAATCGCCCAGGGGAAACAGAAAGCGCCGGGGTGATCTGGTCCCACCCGCCGCCAAGCAAGATTGTGTCGTGATCGACCCTTGCGAACTTCATCTGATTAGCGACTTGCCGCGCCTGAACTTCGGCAGTTGGTCGCGCTTCAATGCGGTAAGAAGTTGTTTCCGGCCTGTCTCGCCGCGCCCGTACAACTCAGGCGCATTCTTGTCTGCACCAGCCGACATCATCGCCATGTAAATGATGAGCCAATGGAATCGAGCCGGCATGTCCGGGGTATCGGCATCAAGCGTAAGCGTGGTCGGTGTCTTGAAGTATTCCCCTGTCACCGTGTAAATATCATCAGGTGCAGGGCCAAGGATGATGCTCTTGTCTGCCGGGTTAATCGTGATGAACTGAGGGCGCGAATAGTTTGTACGGTTCGCCCCGAAAAGAAACAGGTTCTTGAACTCATCGTATGGCATGTATGTAAGCCATTGCTCATCGGCAACGCCGGTCGCGGTTAGGAAGATTCTGAACTCTTTTTCCCGCCATTCAGCGAGGTTATCCGTACCGGAACCATCGACGGCACCGGCCAGCGTTGGCGTATATGAACCAACACTGGCCGTTGTGTCGAACGTGGATGTTCCTCGCATCCATTTCCATTTATGCATCGCCTGCAATTCAGCCCATGCCTGTGCAACCCAACCACAAATCCTGTCCCAATCGCCGGTAGCCCCGACAACGGTAGTGTTTGTTCCGGTAATCCGGCTTTCCTTCTTGGTTTGCAGAGCCAAATCGATGAATTGCATACCTTCTCCTTAATCCAGCGATGCGATGATGGTGGCGATCTTCTGCTTCATTTCATCGTCAGCATCAGAATGAAGAAGGCCAAGACGATATTCAAACTCGGCGCGATTGCGTTCAGGGTCACGCTTGAAGCGATCCACTGCAAAGTTTACCTCGAAAGCAATCTGCCCGGGCTCGGCATTGTTGGTTATGGCTGCATCAAGCGCATCGTCCAAGTCGGTTGCTTCAATACCTTCAAGGGCATTGTCCGCTTCCGGCTCGATCTCCGGCTTTTTGCCGACCTCTTCGCTCACGCTTGGCAGGTCGTAGTTGTCCACGTTCTGCTCAGGAGTGTCATTCTTCTTGGGGAACCATCCTTTCTTTGCCATGTCGTACCGCCCTTAAAATGCGTTCGCGATCTGATGCTTGAACCAGCGACGGCCAGTTTCACCGGCAGGATCATGCAGGATTGCAATCGGATATCGCGGCTTGGGAGTCTTGTCGATCTTGGTCTGATAGACGTTATCCTCATCCTGATACTGCTTGGTCTTGACTCCGTTCACCGTCTTGATGAGCGAGTCCACGAACTTGCGGGGAACCTTGTACTGCACACCGCGATAGAAATGTTTGGCTTCGCCATTACAGCCAGCCGATACCGGGTTATCAGCATTCGGGTCGTCGGTATCTGCAACCTCGATAGTCAGGATGTCCTCGTTGAAAGCCAGATCGCGGGCATATTCCTTCACAACCGGATCGTTCATATCCTGATCGCTGACCATAACAAGGTCAGGGCGTTCGATATCTTCATCCCGGATGGTGGATGCAAGATCAATCGTGGTTTCCTTGGGTGGCTCCACATCGCCTGTCTGGATGTCTGCGCGCTTGGTGTGAATGGTGGCTGTGCGTGGCTTTGCTGCGGCCTTCTTCGCTGCCGGCTTCTTCGCTGCCACACGGCGGCGAGTGCGCGGCTTCTCGGTGTTCTCGGTTAAATCAGTCATAATCCCTTCTCCTGTTTTGAGTTCAGGGGGCCGAAGCCCCCATCCCTGTTTTCGTTGTTATGCCGACTGCGGACGATCCGGCAGGGTTGCGATGTTCTGGAACGTGGAAACGGTGATGCCAGAGGCACCCCAATTCGTTGTTCCGGTCGTGAAGGCGCTACCGGTTGGCGATGTGCGCACCAAGCAATAGGCCAGGGGGCAGAAATCTTCCGGAAGAGCCGGAAACTCGGGCAGGTCAATGAATGCGCCTGCGGTGGTGGTAACACCAACTTCGGTATCAACGATGGTACCCTGAGACAGTTGGATTGCACCGGCCTCGTTCACACCCCAAACCAGAACGGTTGCCTGATTGGCAGCCAAGGCCGGGAAAGCATCGCCGGTCGTGGCATCGGTGGTCGGGGAGGCAGTGTTGGTCTGTGCTGCCAGGGTAGTGCCGAACTTGCCGCGGAACGAGCAGACGGTAGCTGCAGTGGTCGTGTAAGTCTTGGTGGTGCCGGCAGCAAGCCCGGCATTGGCGAGGTTGAGGGTCAAGCCCGCAATGAGTGATTTGTCCTGCATGATATCCTCCTTACTGGATAGCGGCGGTGACGCAATGCGCCCCGACAGAGTTGTTGTAGACAACGTTCGGTACAACCGTTGCGTCGTCGAGTGCTGTAGTGCCACCGACAAAGTTGCCGGTGCCGGTCGGATTCACCACGATAAACCCGATGATTGCTCGCTCATCGGGAATAACCGGGAACTTCACACCCGCAAGCGTTGCGGCTTCCGTACCCATCGAGGTGTAGCGCGTTCCGGCGCCATCCTGCGAAAAGACGAAAACATTGAACGCTGCATTGGTGACGGTTCCGGACAGTGCCGGCATATCGGTTGCGGCTGCAATCGATGCCAGAACACCCTTTACGGTCAGCGTGGTTGCGGCTGCGCCTGTCTTTACCAGAACACCACCACCCGCTTTGATTGCCAGCCCTGCCGAAGTCAGGCAGACGGTATTCAAGCGAGTGTAGATGCCGGAAAGAACCTTGGACAAGGCTGCTGCTGCACCCCTGTCAGGCATTGCCGCCAAGATTGGACTCAGTTTTTCCATGTCGTATCTCCTTATGGGGAGGGTCAGGGGGCCGTAGCCCCCTTCACCTTATCCTTAGTTGGTCAGTGCGTTGGTTCCGACTTCATACACGGCCATCTGCAGGTTATTCAGCAGAACCGCGTTGTAGTAGAACTTGGTGCCGACATAGCCACGCTGGCCCTGCGGGTCGCTCTTGTCCTTCATGTTCGGAGTCAGAGCAGTAATGTCCTCACCCTTCACATTGACACCGATATGGCCCCATGCCTCTTCCGAGCCCACGATAACCTGATACACATCGGCATAGGTGCCGGAGGTGGACAGCAGCGGGGGAACGGAACCAGCAACAGCAGCACCGGCATCCTGAACGGCAATCAGTTCAGGCGAAGAGATAAAGCGGAACTCTTCGCAAGCACCGAACTCGCCGGCAACAGCCTTGGACGGATCACCGTACTTGGCAACCGGCACAAAGCCCGGCAGATCACGGATGTCGGGGTGCAGGTCGGTGGAAACATACACCGGGAAGCACGGTTCAACAGCCGAGGTGCCATACAGGCCGCTTGAGGGGATGCGCTTCTGCATGCTCGATACCGAACTTGCATGGTTCGCACTCAGCGATCGGGCGATCTTGCGAAGGCCGATCAGGCTGATAACGCCGTTCACGGTGCTGCGCGAGGTGCCGGTACCACCGTAGAACTTGTTGGTGCAACCCTTGGCAACGCCGAACAGTACCATTTCGTGAATCAGGCCGGTGCGTTCGCCGGTAAGCTTGGTCATGGCCTGCGGAATATCATCTTCGTACAGGTCAAACGTCTTGTCGGTATAGCCGTACAGTACGGAATACTGATTCAGCGTGGCGGTGATGTCCTGAACGGACACGGTTTCAGCAGCCCCGGTCACACCCTCGGCTGTCTGTGCGGCCTGTGCATAGGCATTGCCGCGGTCGCCCGTACCGTCCTGGAAGAAGCGGTTAGGCTGTGCGGTGGTGGAGCCTTTCGGCAGGAAACGACGATACTTGACGGTATCGCCACTGTTTTTCTTGAAGTCGTCGTTCACACCGATGGTGCCAAGGACGATCTTGGGCATCGCATGCTTGAGAATGCGACCCCGGATAGTGCCCACTCGCTGCGGAGTAAGGGCGAAGTTCTGAATAGCCATGATGGCCTCCTTGATTTATCCCGCCGCCATTTCTTTTCGGAAAGCTTCGTCCTCTTCGTCCACGGCCTTTGTTACATGCTGGCCGCGTGCGCCGTCAGGAAGAACCGCACCTTCAAGATTTGGTTTCTGGGTTTGTTTTGTTTCCGGAGTCTTTTTCAATGATTCCTTGTACTGGCTGATTACATTGCCGATAAACTCGGCATCCCATTCACCAAGGATGTCGGCCTTCATCTGAGGCGGTTGGCTTTCGACAAACGCTCCAAAGTTCGGGTCTTTCCATCCAAGGAAGTTCTGGTTTTCATCAACGGAGTACGAGGCAACATCGAGCCAGTCCGGATGTTTCCTTGAAAGCCTGCGTAATTCGCGTTCATTTTCGCGCTGCTGCATTGCTTCAATGATCGACTGGACGTTATCCGCGCCCTTGCTGGCTTTCTGATCAGTTTCCTGATCGTTGTTCTGTTCGGTTCCGGCAATGGCTGCATCCTCAGACGCAAGCAAGTCTGCGAGTTCCGGATAATCGTCGCGCAACTTGTCCAGCAATTTCGGATCAATCCGGCCAACAACACCTTTGGACTGGATGCTTTCGACTGACTTCTGAATCTCAGCCATGCGGCTACCCAGGGTTCCGCTTGTCGAATCGATTGCCTTCTGCAGCTTATCCAGCCTGCCAAGGCTTTCGCTCAATTCTTCTGCGGTGTATCCCGGGAACACTTCAACCCGTTCAGACTTTGCTTCTTCCCCTTCTGCGGGCTTCTGCTCACCTTCATCGGTTTTCTGTGTCTCGCTTGAAACGGCCTCGCCCTCTGCTCCTGCTGCCGGCGAGTGATCGTCAGCGGTAGAATCATCGGATGCCATTTCAGCGAGGAAAGATTCCTCTGCCAATCTTACAGCATCAGCCGCGGTATCAGCCGCGGTGTTTGTTTCCGTTTGCTCCTGTTTAACTGCCATTTCCCTTCTCCTTAATCCCTGGCCTCTCAGTCAGGGGACTTAATGCCCGGCTCGAATAGAGCCAGATTCTTTTTGCAGTTGCGGATCTCGCCGCGCAGCAAATTGGTTTCGGTATCACTCAATGGCGCGTCGTTCTTCTTGCGCAGCGCATCAAGTTCATTTTCAAACTGTTTCCGCATCTTTACCCCAAGCGACGACCGCTTTTCCTGCTCGGTCAGTTCAAACTTGGGAAGCACCTTCGCCTTCATCATTTCTGGTATGCCTCTCCAGCCGGAGCGCGACCGGCAGGCTCAACAAGCGGAGTTGCTACCTGCGGTCCTTTGCCGTCCTTGTCTGCCAACTGAATCTGTGTCTTGAGTTTCATAGCGGTGCCGGCCAAGTCACCCTTAACCTGATCG